AGATTACCCGTGACAGTTACATTACTCTCCGATGTATCCACAAAGAGTACAGGGTCACTCATCTATATTTAATCTACAAAATTAATAGTCAAACTTTGTGGTATTCCGTGTTGTTCTATGTGCTCTCTCAGATGCCCTATAGCTTCGTCAGCTGAGAGAGTTTCATCCTCCTCCTCACCGTCATCCGTTCTGGACCATTCTTCGTGGAGTTCAAGAAGAAACTGGTTAAGACCCGGATATTCCTCTTGCTCTGTATTAGTCGGTATATACCCCGGCATTGTCATGGGTTCATTTTGATTAACGAGGAAAGATGGTGGTTTCACCTTTTCTCGGATATCTTTTATCACATTGCATATCTCCACGTAATCACCTTCTGGAAGACGTTCCGCATTCTGATCAACCAAATCAATTAACTTGTGAAAGAGATCCATTTTGACTTGTTTTTCATATTATTCGTATTTACTTAGGTTATTAATTTCCAAAAGCGACACCCGCCATACCATTCTTTATACGTAAAATGTTAAAATTCACGGCATACACGCGATGAAGGTTGTTACCTCCAGAAACATTGTTGACGAGAAGCTTGGCGTTATCTATGCGGCTGAAGTTTAGTGTGCCACTGGGCTGCGCCTTGCTCATGGAGAGGCAGAAAGGCCAAGAGTAGGTTGGGAGATCATCCAATACATCATCTGGGAGATCAGTGCAGTGCATTTGGGGAACAATGTTGTGATGATAGACATTGGAACTATTCTCAAATAGAGCTGTACCGTTGATGTAGAGAGAAGAAGTACCGAAAGTGTACTCATCATACCACTTCTGACCTGCAGCCGCACCGGAAATAAGGTGGATAGACTTCACTGGGTGGTTGAAGTAGCTGAGATCCATCTCGGTATCAGTGCTGGTAGCTGGCTGGTATTGGGTTTGGGTGAACAGAATCTCATGCTCGGTCTCGGTGAAATACTTCCTCTCATCGGTATCAACGTATATGTAGTTACCGTAGATCTTGGGAGTACCTTGGGGAGTGTAACCATCCCTGCACTTAATTCGAAGTTCCACCTCATGATATTGTAAGGCCACCAAAGGAAGAGCCTTGGTCCAGTCCTCACCGAAGAAGAAAGGAATCATAAAGTGATTCTGACCATGGTTCTCCTTGGCAACATTGGTAGTGACAGTGCATGAAGCCTTGGCAGAGTTATCGCGGAGAAGGGGGTTGTAAGCACCCTGGATGAAAAGTGAGTCAAGTTCCGAAACCTTCTGACCACCAATCCAGAGTTGGAAAGTAGTGGGGTTGGAGGCATCGGCGGAGAAGAGACCGTCAGTGTTGGTAGCAATGTTGGAAATGAGAGTATCCTCAACCCAAATGTAACTGAGAAGGTCACCCTTAGAACGAATGGGTACGGTAATCTCATTAGAGGCACCAAAGGATCCAATGTAGTCCATGCGCTCGGGCTTCATAGAGAAGTTAGTGTGGCGCTTGTAATTCTGACGAAAAAAACTGACCTGTGGCTCACCAGTGATGAACACATCCTGGGCACCTTTAGAAACAAGATCAATCAAAGCAGCTGACATATTTACTAATAAAGTATATTAAAATTTTCGGGCGTTAATAACACAACAAAGAAAATGGTAGTTTTTCAGGCACTTACATGGGAGGCTCGAGATGGAGAAGATGAACACTTGATTAGCATCTTTGGTAAAACCGAGGATGGCAAATCAGTCTGTGTTACTACCGCTTTCACACCTTACTTTTTTATTAAGCTTCCAAGTGGCGTGGATTCGCAAAAGGTTCAAAGAATTTATGACATTCTCGGTAATCAGTGCAAAGATTCTCTGGTTGCTTATTCATTGATGAAGTCTAAAGATGTCTGGGGTTTCCAGAATAATGAGGAGTTTGCATATATGAAAATTAACTTTAAAGATCTTCAAGCTCGCCGATTGGTTGATTCCTTTTTACGTAGACCACTTGATAGGAGTCCTGAACTGTATGAAATTTTCGGTGTAAGGAATGTTAAGGTCTACGAATCTAATTTGGATCCGGTATTGCGTCTTATGCATCGTACAGGTATTCAATCGACTGGGTGGCTTGATAGTGGTGAAAGATGTGTTCGTTCTCACATTGCGAATGTTGATATTGACCTCTTCTGTAACGATTGGACTACTCTAAAGCCAGTTGCCCGAGATGATATTGCACCATTTGTAGTGGCATCTGTGGATATTGAATGTAATAGTTCTACTGGTAAGTTCCCAGATGCAAATATTATTGGTGATGCTTGTTTCCAAATTGCTATTTCTCTTTGTAAGTTTGGCTCTGATGAACCATATGACAAGACATGTCTCTGTTACAAGGAAACAGATTCAAACCTTGAGGGGTGTGATATTCGCAGCTATGCTACTGAGAAGGAAATGCTTGAGGCATTTCAAAAGTATTTACATTCCAAGGATATTGATATAATTACGGGATGGAACATCTTCGGTTTTGATATGGAATATATTTACAAACGTGCACAAATTAACAAGTGCAACTACGACTTTTACAACTTGGGAAAGCTCAAGGACACTGATTCTGAATTGGTGATTAAAAAGCTCTCGTCAAGCGCTTTGGGTGATAACTTTTTGAAGCTTCTTCCGATGAGTGGTAGGTTTATTTTTGATCTCTTTCATGAGGTAAAGAAAGGTTACAAACTGGATAGCTATAAGCTTGATAGCGTTTCAAAGCTGTACCTTGGAGATCAAAAGATTGACATGGCACCAAAGGAGATGTTTGCTCGCTATAGGGAAGAAGATCCTGTTAAACTGAGAGAAGTTGCTGAGTATTGTATTAAGGATACTCTCCTTCCACATAGACTTATGAAGAAACTTTGTATTTTGTTGAACTTGGTTGAGATGGCTAAGGCAACGTGGGTTCCAGTTCCATTCCTTGTGGAACGTGGGCAGCAGATTAAGGTCTTTTCCCAACTGACTAAGAAGGCGAGGGAGCTTGGATTCATGGTTCCGACTATTCGTTATGGTTCCCTCCCTGAAGAACCTTACGAGGGTGCGACTGTCCTTGAAGCTCAAAAGGGGGCGTATTACACACCCATCACAGCCCTTGATTTTGAAGCCCTGTACCCCAGTATTATGATGGCTCACAATCTCTGTTATTCGTCGTATGTAATGGATGAGAGGAAGTATGGTAATATATCTGGTATTGAATATGAGACTTTCAAGATTGGCGACCGCACCTACAAGTTTGCACAGGATGTTCCCAGTCTCTTACCTGCAATCCTTTCGGAGCTTAAGCAGTTCCGAAAACAGGCTAAGAGGGACATGGCTGCAGCTACAGGTTTCATGAAGGAAGTCTACAATGGTAAACAGTTAGCCTACAAAATTTCAATGAACTCTGTGTACGGTTTTACAGGTGCTGGTAAGGGTATTCTTCCATGTGTCCCCATTGCTTCTACTACTACTTCAAAGGGTCGTTCAATGATTGAAGAAACTAAGAACTACGTTGAGAAGAACTTCCCAGGTTCATATGTTAGGTATGGTGACACTGACTCGGTTATGATTGAGTTTGATGTCGGTGATCGTACGGGTGAAGAAGCTATTGCCTACAGTTGGGAGGTGGGTGAGAGGGCTGCAGAAGAATGCAGCGCTCTTTTCAAGAAGCCAAATAATTTAGAGCTTGAGAAGGTATATTGTCCTTACTTCCTTTACAGTAAGAAACGATATGCTGCGAAGTTATGGACAAAGGGTAAGGATGAGAATATGCATATGGACTATATTGATGTAAAGGGTCTTCAACTTGTGAGACGTGACAATACACCCCACGTTCGAGAAGTATCCAAAGAACTTCTTGATGTAATTCTGACTTCAAGTGATCCTGGTCCACCCAAGGAGCTTGCCAAGGAGAGAGCTATTGAGCTTCTTTCGGGTGATGTACCAAATCAGAAGCTTATTTTGAGTCAAGGTCTATCCGATTCTTACAAAGTTGGGGGTAAATCTGTATCTGTAACAAGTTCAGAGAGTGTTAACATTAATCAATCTCATGTGCAAGTAGTCACTAAAATGAGACAAAGGAAACCTGGTTCAGAGCCACAATCTGGTGACCGTGTACCCTACCTTCTTACTAAGACTGGGGATCCAAAGGCAAAGGCTTTTGAGAAGTCCGAGGACCCAAAGTATGTTGAAGAGCATAACATCCCCGTAGATTACCACTATTACTTCCTCAATAAGTTTTTGAATCCTGTGTGTGACCTTTTAGACCCACTCTATGATAATGTCAAAGAGGAAATCTTTGGTGAAATCATTAACCAACATAAACCCGTAAAACCTCCCAAGCTTCCCTCCCTGAGTGGCATGAAGAAGGAGCAACTGATTGCTGAATGTAAACACCTTGGTTTAGAAGATACAGGTACACTCGCTATTTTGAGGGCTCGGCTTAAGGAAGCAAGAACAAAGGAGGATTCCGTTGAAGACTTATTTAAAAATTATAATCCAGTAGAAGTTAGGAATGAGTCTGTATGATAATGTTGTAAAGCTTATGGACGAATCTCTTGAAGAGCGTATAAATGTTGTGGTGAATGAGTATGCCGAAAAAATATCAAAAAAACATGGCATTCCATTGGAACAACTTTTAAAAGATATTCCAGAGTCTTATACGATTACTACGTGTAAAGGTACTAAAAACAATGGGCAGAGATGTGGGTTTAAGGCATTTGAGAATGGGTATTGTAGACATCACGCCTCACAGGGTCATCGTGTATGCCAAAGGGCATTTTCAAGTACAGGAAGTATTCATAATCACGGACCTGAGATCATGTTTGTAAGAGGGTGTCCCGGTTGTGAAGCTTCAAACGGGCTTATAGATTTGGGGGTTTAATATAACAATGAACAAAAACGATATTCTACTAACAGCAATAAACAAATTTTACGATGAAGAGAAGAATAAAACTATACTATTAAAAATTTTAGACAAGTCCAGTGGTATCAGCCTTCGCAATTTGGAATGGTTTATCACAAACTACGCTAAGAAGAATCACACCGCTTATCAGACTGGTGATGGTAAATTATTCACTGTTCATTGTGCATATAAATCCAGTCTTAACGGTTACAGTAAACAACTGTTTGATCCATTTTGTAGATCACAGAAGTTTGCATACACAGTTCCGGGAACATCTCATGAAATCCATACAACTTTGGCACAGTTGAATTTCATCAAATGGTGTATCAAGAATAATATTATTGACTATATAAACAGTCACCGAGATACTCTATTTAGTAAGCAAGTGACATAAAACCATTTGAAAATACAAATGTTTGATA